CTAGAATTGGCTCCAGAAATTCTTACTCCACCAGTTCCAGCATCAAGCAATACTGCGGGAGAGGTGAAACTTGTCAGTCCATCATCCATTACATAGGCAATCGAATCTGCCGCGTTTTTAAGCATACTTGAATCAGCTTTAGCAGCTCCTGTTCCACCATTAGCCGCACCATTACCGAACTCTCTCCAATGGAATGTCTTTGCAACTTCTGCAAGTGATTGGTCTATTCCATCATCACTAAAGGCTGGCAAAAATACATTAGTTGCACTCGGAGTGGTTATTTCTTCAGCTGCAGTTCCGGTGTAATTCTGAGCATTCGGTGGCATCACGTTCACACTTGTCTTGATTGTACCATCACTATCCACCCATTTGACAACTCTGCCGCCATTGTAAGGCCTTATATTGTTAGTACCACTTATCGCCCATGGAGCACCATGTGCTGCGATTGCTGTGGATAAGCCCAACGAGGTAGCAGTATCTACATAGGCAGAGTGCAGGTCTGTGCTGTTAGTAAATCCATTAAAGGGATCATAATGCGTCGCTGTTGCAGCAACGTCAGACTGCTTACCCTGTGAAACTACTGTTTGGGGTGGTATTTGGATTTTGGATTTAGATGCTGTGTCAGTGGTGTCCCAGGCTATTAGTTCGATGCCACTAAAATCACCAGCGTTACCACCTGTATTTTCAGAATGAAATTTCATCGTGTGCAGACCTAATGCAGTTGATCCTAAATCTAATTCCACTACAGAATCGTTATCGACAAATCTTCCCTCTAAAGGTGTATTTAATGTTCTAGTTCCATAATTCCCGCCTGTACTTACAGCAGCCCCATCTATAAAAATATCACAGTCATTAAGATGTGTTGTGTCATTCTGAAAACATATAAAATTTGCGGCATTGAAATAACCAACTACTTCAATGACAATAGACATTGCTGCGGTATTACCCCTCAGACCGTGCCCTCTGGCATCGTTATGAACAATCATATCTGGCCCAACAGTTTCTGTAAAAGTTCTAATCCATTCTCTCCCATCTATTGAATAAATTTTCTTTCCATGCATTGCACTCTCTTGGTCTAAATATTGCAATGACTTAAACTTATGCCTCTGACTCCCAAAGTATGCGCCAATTCTAGGGTCTTTGATTGGCTTGCTGCCTACGATGTCTGTGTAGTAGTACATTCTGCCGTCAGCTTGCACAGTTCCATATTTACTGGAAGCAATAGTAGAACTATTCGGGCCAACGGTAGCTGCAGATAATGCAGTAGCTCCATCTAACATTATATTAGCAACAGCAGGATACAAAACGCCAGGCTGAATGTGAGGCCTCGTAGCTACTGCGGTGGTGGTGCCTGTCAATAGTTTTCCGTTTACTGTTTGCTGTTTAAGATAAGGCATTAATTATTCCCTTTAATATTATTTTATATTCTGTCAATTTTAAAGTTTCCGAGAAGATCGTCATTGTCCCATTTTCCACGAATTGTTATATAATCGTTCCTTTTCAGGGATACTGTTATCATAGTAGTACAGGTTGAATCGGAATAGTTGTAATTGTTTAAAATCGTTGTTCCATTTAATTGTATCGCAGCATAAGTACCATCAGTGGTATTATCATGAGTTGCAGCAGTAATTGTATATTGTCCATCTATAAGACAAATGACTCTATCGTACGCGATTGCAAAGTCTTTCTCAAAATAATCTCTTCCAGCTAATTCTTCTCCACGCCAATTGTCAAAAATAACTGTTGCGTCACCAAATATTGTATCCGTATTAGTTGAAACACAAGCTTTTCCAATATAGCTAGTATCTCTTGTAACCTCGTCCCATGTCTCACCTCCAGCAGTAACCACTAGATTATTTTGTTCCATGTTTCGGTCACCTCCTACTAACTCATGCAGAAAGGGTGTTTCAAATGTCTGATAATGCGATGATGTGTGGATTGGTGAGACTACATCAATATGTTCAACATAAGCTGAAGAAGATTGCGCAGTCCCATAAACCTTATGTATATTTAAACCAACTACCTGAACATTTCCTGTATTATTATAAAATGCCGCATCTTCCTCGCCTGTATATGCTGTAGGTGTAACGTCTGAGCCGTTGATATCGTATGTCATATACCTGCCGTCAACATCATGACCATAATGTACTTGATTAGTACAAAAGGCAGGAAGTACTGCTTTTGAAGCGGCATTACTACCACCGAAACTTATCCGTATACCACCTGAAGCGGTGACAAAATGCTGCTCTCCACCGAGCGCCGTATTGTGGTCATAACGGATGTCTTTTGAGCAAATTACTCTCCTTACACCTTTACTAATAAGGTGTTGCCCTGCACCACCCACGATAACATGGTCTGCCATCAGCATATAATCTGCAATGACTACAGCATCCTCTGGAATAGGTGGCATCTTGGGTTGGTGGATGTTTATTTCCTGAATTCTCCACCAGTTAGGAACATCAGCGGCATTATATATCCGCACACCATCTATATAAACACTAGCAGTACCTGCTGCTGGTCTAAAAGCCTGATAAATATGAGTTCCATAAGGTAAGTTTTGGGCTATTGTATTCCAACCGAAAGGTAGACCTGTATTATAAGGCAAATTTAAAGTTAGTCCTGTGCCAATAAATGTAAAAAATATCTGCGAAGATCCTGCACTTTGTGCATAAAAAAATTGTCCTCCTCCATTACTACTATTATCAAAGAATTTAGTTGCATTAGCAGAACTACCTGTTAGTCCATCATCCATTACATAGGCAATATTATCATTAGTACTAGCCAACATACTATGATCGGCATAAGCAGCAGCTGTTCCAGCATTTCTAGCACCATTACCGAACTCTCTCCAATGGAATGTCTTTGCAACTTCTGCAAGTGATTGGTCTAATCCATCATCACTAAAGGCTGGCAATACTGTATTGGTTGCACTCGGAGTGGTTATTTCAGCAGCTGCAAGTCCGGCGGCATTCTGTGCATTCGGTGGCATCACGTTCACACTTGTCTTGATTGTACCATCACTATCCACCCATTTGACAACTCTGCCACCATTATAGGGTCTTATATTGTTAGTGCCACTTATCGCCCATGGAGCACCATGTGCCGCGATTGCTGTAGATAATCCTAATGAAGTAGCAGTATCTACATAAGCAGAATGTAAGTCTGTGCTGTTAGTAAATCCATTAAAGGGATCATAATGCGTCGCTGTTGCAGAAACATCAGATTTCGCGCCCTGTGAAAATACGGTTTGGGCTGGTATTTGAATTTTAGATTTAGATGCTGTGTCAGTGGTGTCTTGGGCAATTAGTTCGATGCTTGCTAATGAACAAAAGAAATTATCGGGACTGAAAATTTTTACAGTATTAATACCTAATGTTGGTGCAGAATCAAAATTAGGGTTAAAGTTTGAAACACACGCTGTAAAGGCTCCAGCTTTTGGATCACCCACCGTTTGGGCCATATCATTTGCTTCAACAGTTCCTCCATTTAAACTAATTGAATACTGGTCTGTATCAGTTGTTAAACCAATTATACCCAAAATAATATCGTTAAAATAACCTATAACCTCTACAAAAGTATTTTCTGCACCAGAATCTGATGTAGGTTCTATACGAACTCCAGTAGAGGTGCTTTTTACAGACCAATTAGCACCACTTGCCCTAATCCACTCTCTACCATCTACACTATAAACATCCAACCCATGTGTTGCAGTCTCTTGTTCTAACAGTTGCAAACTTGACATTCTATGCCTCTGACCCCCAAAGTATGCACCAATGCGTGGGTCTTTGATTGGCTTGCTGCCTGCAATTTCTGTGTAGTAGTACATTCTGCCGTCAGCTTGCACAGTTCCATATTTGCTGGAAGCAACAGTAGAACTATTCGGGCCAACGGTAGCTGCAGATAATGCAGTAGCTCCATCTAACATTATATTAGCAACAGCAGGATACAAAATGCCAGGCTGAATGTGAGGAATATCCCCCGCGAGAGGTGATTCAGCTGTTATTACTAGGCCTGGATGTGATTGCTTTTTAAGATAAGCCATTAGTTATTCCCTTTAATACTATTATTACTACTCACCAGTTATAATTTCAAATGACATAATTTAAGTTATGGTTTTGTTGGCCAAGTAATACTTGCAAATGTCGTTTTTGACGATTGGTCTGCTGGCAATGTTCTTAGAGAAGTTCTGTAAGTTCCCCACTTTGTTACTTTTGAAGATGTAAGAGCAGTATCGCTTGTTTGTGTCCAATCCGTACTGGTTAGAAGTCTGTCTCGTTCTGCCCGTATTAGAGTCCATTGTTCTACTAGTATACGAGCATCCTTTGCAGTGTCATCTCCTTTGACATGAGATTGAACATATTGTTTTGGACTATGGCTGTTTCCATCTATATCTTTAATTTCTTCTGCATTGGCTTTAGTGTTTGACCACTTGATGTTGTAAACTATTCCTGAATCACTTGTCCGGCTTACATAATCCTGAAGAGGTAAATTCAGTCTTGCCTGCACATCTTCATCAGTACACTCAACGATTGTGAAATCTTCAGATGGGTATGTAATTACATCATTACCCTCTGAATCCTGAGTAGTGATTGTTGCTAGCCATGTCCAGTATTCGGGCTTGCTCAGACCTTTTGCTTTTCTTCTGCACTGCCACTCGGTTTCATGAACTGAATGAAGTACGTTTGTTTTATGTGATATATACATTTTTATATCCTATCAATTTTAAAGTTTCCGTAAAGATCGTCATCATCCCAGTGACCCTTAA